CTTGCTTGCCGTACTCCGCCAACTTCTCGGTCTCGGTCCTGAAGTCTCCAGTCGCTTCCTGAACCCCGATCTTCCACCCGCCAAGCTGCTCGGAGTCTCCCTTCTTGACGCCAACGTCCCAGTACTTCCGCTCGTCCGCGGAGAGCGTATCAAGCACTGCGAGGTATTCCGGGAGGTACTTCTTGGCCATATCGAGCTTGGCTGCCCAGAGTTCTGCCTCGTTGGCCCCCTCTGCCTGGATCTCCTTCATCCTGAGTTTGATGTATTCTGCCGTCCCCTGCTTGTGGTACTTGATGTATTCGTCCTGCTTCTTCTTGTTTGCCTCGTCCTGGGCGGCCCGCTCTTCAGACTCTTTCTGCATCCCTTCCGAGATCGCCTTTGTACGGTCAGCTTCGAGCCCAGCAAGTTTCGCGTCCCTCTCCGTCGCGGCCCCGACGATCAGCGTGTCAATCTCTGCGTTGTACTTGGTCTGCAAGTCTTTCCTGGATTTGAAGTCTTCGGCGATCGCGAGCTTTTCCTTCGCGTACTTGTCCAGTGTCTGGATGTACTCCTGATTGATCTGCCAATCTTTCAGTTCCCACTCGGACATCGTTGCATCATTGATTCCCTTGGCCATGTCCCAGCGCATCGATAAGAGCTTGTCGTTTGTCTTCTTCTGGGCTTCGACGATCTTTTTGTCGATCTCTGGAGGTCCCTTCGGCCTAACGCCCGTCTCGTCTGTTACAACAGGCAGCACAAATGGAGCAGCTTCCTGACCTGCCCCGCGTTGCATCTGCCCCTTGACTCCGTAAGTCAGGTTCTTTCGCGGGTCTCGTCCGGTATCCCACGGAACCAAGCCGCCCGAATAGTATTCAGTCTTGAGCCCCTCGAAGGTCTTCTTCCCTGCCTTTGCGGTCGCCTCGACCATTGCGTTGATCTGCTGCTGCGGCCAGGTGATCACGTCAAAAGCTGTCTTCAGAGCCCCAAGAATACCGATCAGACCTCCAACACCTTCGTTCACCTTGGCAAAACTCGTTCCGATGTCTTGTGCCCATACAGAGAGCGTACCGTCTTGCTCCAGCTTGTTGATCTCGGCAAGCAGATCGATCGCTCCCTGCCGCATCGTGTCCCAAGCCCCTGCGTCCTGTAGCTCGGTAATGAACTTGTACCAGGAGTCCGAGTACATGGACATCGTACCGGACCACGTGTTTGCGAGGTTCGTCGTCAGTCCCTTGAACTTACTGTCCGTCTTCGCCCAGGATTCCCAGAGGATTTTTTCGGATTCCTTGGCACTGTAGGAAACCCCGGCTGCGAACCCGAGCATGCCGAGCACGCCTCGTTCCCGAAACCGGTCGGCAGAGGCAGCTCCAGCAGAGAGAATCCGCATGACCTGCTCGGTGGTTTCCATGAACGATAAGCCGGTAGCGGCCGCCAGGTCTCCGATGAGCGGCATCCACTTGGAAATCTCTTGGGAGCCGCCCTTCATGATTCCGGCCAGCATGGTCGCGGAATCGGCAACCTCTTGCAGCTCGAACGGGACCTTCCCTGCGTAATCAGCCAGGTCGGAAAATAGCTTCTTTCCTTCCGATACGCTGCCAAGGAGCGCGTTCATGCGCAGACGCATGGATTCGTTGGATTTGCCGATCTCCATGAAGCTACCGGCAAGTTTCATGAGTCCGTATCCGGCCAGGAGCGGCCCAACCAGGCTCTTGAATCGGGACCAGACCGCACCCGAAGATTCCATCGAGCTGTTCGATCGAGCTACCGTACTCGACAGCCCGGAGAACCGCTTATCCAAGCCTGAAATAACAGCGGTCCCGTCGTCTTTCACAACGAACCGGACCTCTACCGAGTGCGACTGATTCATTATCTTCCAGACCCCGCTCTCTTCGCAGACGTCCAGGCGGTCAGGTAGTGCACAACCGCCGTAAAGTGCTCACGGTACTCTGTCGATCCGATCGATAACCCATGCGAAAGCAGCACTTCTCGAATCCCCTCGAATCGCAGTCCTCCGGACATCCCGTCGAAGGATCCCAACATGCTTTCCCGAGCCATGCTGTAAACGTCCAGGTTTTCCGGCAAAAGCCTCGGCATTTTGCATTTGTCGCAAGAGGGCGCCCGCTGTCGCACCGTCTCTCCGGTGAACCGGTTGATGCGCTTCCGAGTAGATTTCTTCTCGCACTCGGAGCAGGTCAGGCTGTGCGGGTTTCCTTCCCATCTTGCGACCTCTTTCAGTTTTTTAGGGCCTCGTCCCGGCTTCCGTCCATCTCGTAAAGGCTCCGCATCACGAAATTACGAAGCCTCTGGTCGTAGTTGAATAGATGCGTCTTTGCCTCGTCAGAACACTGGACGGGCTCCCCGGACTTTTCGTCCTCGATCCCTCTCCAGCCGACCAGGCACTTCATGAATTCTCGCTTCTGGACTTCTTTGGGGTCGTATAGACCTCGCTCTACCGGGAACTCTGAGAACGGAAACCGGACAAGATCGATCTCTACTTCGTCCACACCGTCTTCGCAGATCAATCCGGGCAGGCCAAGAAGATCGATCCAGATGCACTCCCACCTGCCCCGTGGGAACAGGCCCTTGAAGGTCTTGACCTCTTTTGGGTCCATGAACACTTTCATTGCGAGCTCTCCTCCTCTTTCTATCAGCTCAAGTCGTTACGTCCCAGTAGCTACGATGTAGGTCAGAGCCCCGTCTCCACGCATGTTCATCGAGCACCGAACGACGTCGTCGTTCCCAGGGTTGTTGAACGAGGCTCCCGTGAGTACGGCCGTCCCCCTGAAGTACCCGTCCGCTGTCGTACCTTCGTCCACCTCGAAGCAGACATTGGCAAGGCCGGTCGATGTGCCGGAGATGAGCTCGTCCAGCAGATCCTTCTGCCCGAGCGTATCTCCCATGTCCAGAAGTGAGTTGAGAGCCGCGGTCCAGCCTCTGGAGCCCTGCACGACGCTCTTCCAGTCGGTGCCGATACACGATGTATCGATCTCGGTACCCTCCAGGTTCAGGGTCCAGTCGGTGATCTGAGAAACCGTAGTTGTGCCGATTTTGACAGTTGCGTCCTTCCCTCTGAACTTTGCCATTTTCGTTTCCTCCCTTCCTCCACCACCCCGCTCGGAAAAGCTGGCTGGTCTATGTGAAATACTTCATCGAAAGATCCACTCTAACAACCCCGAGCTGATCCTCTTCGGAATTCCCGACACCCCAAGAAAGCGTGAGCCCGGCAACCCGATTGCCGATTGTGTAGTCCTCTGCCAGCGCGGCAAGGACGTCACTCAGCAGGTACAGGGCCTCTTGAAAAGCTGTGTCCGGCTCGTTCGCCTTGACGTACCCGAACAGGGTCGTATCCAGCGTTACGGTATCGTCGTGGGAAAGATCAGACGGGGATCTGTTTCCAGAGGCTACCGAGATGCAGACGAACGGGAGAACAGGAGCCTGGTCCGGCTCCCGGTGCCCGAGCTCGATCTGCAGGTCGTCCAGAGCACTGTTGTACCCGGTACTGCCTACGATGTACGTTCTAAGCTGGTCCCGTAGCGCCAGCAGGACTCCGTAGTCCGTGTTTGCCATTAACCCTTACCTCCCCCGCCGCCACCACCAACACCGCTACACGATCTCTAATCCCGCTTTTGCGAGAATCTTGAGAGCCCTCGGAGTCATATCGTCAACCGCAGGCTTCAGCCATGGCTTCGGCATCATGCGCACCGACTTCACAGATACCCACGGGCCAGTCCCCTTGCCATGCGCACCGTAGGGACCGAGCCTGAATTTCAGGTGCTTCACACCTGGACTGACCGGCTTGACAATGTGCCCAGGAGTCTGCGCTCCGAACTCGTGCACGCGCCCGTAGAATACATCTGTCCCAACGGAGCCGACCAGAGTATTTCCATGTCGGGTCCATTCGGACGTGAGCGATTGAATAAGCCGCCCGGTCCGAACGTTCAGAGGATGCCCACCCCTCAAATACTTCGTTTGCGATCTACCCTTGATCAGAAGCAGGCAGTCTGCCAGAGCCCACCCGAGCGCTGTTATCCGCGCAGACCGCATCTTCCGGAACTTCTCGGAAAACACAGCGAGCTCTTTGGTCTGAAACCAAGCCTTCATTCAGTTCTTCTCCCGCATGAGCATGAGCTCGAACTCTGGAAGCAGGTTGTTTTTCAGGCTTTGCAGAGTTACCGATCCGCCTCCGGCCGGAGTGATCTTGGCTGATAGGTGCCACTCGGAGCCCTTGAGCTGCTTGTACCAGACGCACGCCTGCCGAACCATGATCTGCTTATAGGCTGCCGGAACCGTGCTCG